ACCTAGCTAACAAGGTAATGGATGCCTTTGATGCTACAACAGACATCTCTTTTACACCAGCAGGTGGAGATGAAATCATAGTTTCTGTAGACTATGCAGAACGAGATAGTGGGTTTGTAGATACACCTTGGTATTACGCAACAGTGAATATCGGTTGGTATATCTTCGCCCAATAAAGGAATTGCTTATGTATACAGCAAAACAAAACTTTGCCTGTCAAGGTAAATCATATAAAGAGGGAGATAAAATCCCTGCTAAAATTGCCAAAGGACTGCCTGAACACTTGGTAGAATCTCCAAAGGCTAAATCAACAACTATTCAAGAAATCTCTGAAGGAGAATAACTATGGCTTTTGCACAGGGTAGCCGTTCCAGTCTCGCTTATATTGCTGAGACAGCATTTGGAACAACACCAGCGACACCAACATTCGCTTACTTGCCATTCAATACACACTCTATTGACCTATCAAAAGACCGTGTTGAAGGTAATGAAATTCAATCAGACCGTATGACTCGTGTTGACCGTCATGGTAACAAACAAGCTGGCGGTTCAGTAGAAGTAGACCTTCGTAAAGGTGACTTTGACGAGTTTATCGAAAGTGCTTTCTTTAGCTCTTTCTCAACAGACGTTGTTAAAGTTGGTACAACACCAAAGTACTTCACAATCGAAGACGCTGCTGAAGACATCTCACAGTTCCGTACATTTACTGGTATGGCTGTATCTGGTATGTCAGTTTCCATCGCACCCAACCAAATGGTTTCAACAACCTTTGATATGGTCGGTAAAGACATGACACAAGCTGCAACAACAGCTTCTACAGGCGGTACACCAACTGCTGCTTCATCTAACCAACCATTTGACAGCTACTCAGGTACTATTTCTGATGGTGGGTCATCTATTTCTATTGTGACTTCGATTGACTTCTCAATCCAGAACTCTTTGGCACCTACATTCGTTGTTGGTTCTGATGCTGCTCAGTCACTAGAGTATGGTCGTGCGGTTGTTGAAGGTACAATGACTGTCTACTATGAAGACGCAACATTGATCAACAAATTCTTGAACGAGACTGAAAGCACAATCGAAGTATCTGTGGACGATCCTACAGGTGCTAACAGCTACACCTTCTTGTTCCCACGAGTTAAGTACAACGGTGCATCTGTCCCAGTACAGAACCCACAGTCACGCTTGATCACAATGCCTTTCGTTGGTCTATATGACGCAACAGAAGACACAAACATCAAACTGACACGTACATCGTAACCCTCTAGCTAGAGGTGGGGGAGCATCGGTGTCGGGTCTGGTGTTCCCCCTTCAATAACCATCCCGACAAACCCGAATCATCACAAAAGGAGACCCGATTATGGACTTGATGAACATTGGTACTACCAAAGAAACTACAGACGTTACTTTGTATAACCCAGTAAACTCTGAACTATTGACTAACGAAGATGGCTCAGATATGACAATTACAATTTGTGGCCCATACTCAAAGAAATATAAGGCCATTTCTCACGCACAACAGAACCGTCGATTGATGAAAGCTCAACGTACTGGTGGTAAGCTAAACCTTACTGCAGAAGAGATTGAAGCATCAGCATTAGACCTCTTGGTTAAGTGTGTAGAGTCTTGGAACATCACAGTAGGTGGTGAACAGCCTGAATGTAAAGAAGCTAAAGTGCGAGAACTATTTGAACAACTACCTTGGGTACGTGAACAAGTAGATGCTGCTTTAGGTGATGCACAGGCTTTTTTGGACAAGTAAGGGCAGAACTAGAAGAGTTTGCTGAACACTCTTTTAGAATGGGTAGGAAAGTTAAGGGTAAGTCAACCGAAGCTGACCACCTAGCCCAAGCAGCAAAACAAATGGGGAAGAGGCTTGAAGAGGTAGAACAGTTTAACTCTGATGCACTCTTCCCTGATGTTGCTGCACATATCTGGTCGTCATTCCTAGAACTACACGAAGGTAGAACTTATGGAATGTCAGGGCCAAATCCTATATCCTACGACATAATAAAGGCTTGGTGTGACCTTACAAGTATCACACTTTCACCGTGGGAAATAGAAACTATAAAGTCCCTTGATAACTTGTGGATCAAAACTATAGGCGAAGAGAATGGCTAACGACCTTTTACAGTTAGATTTTGTTGTTAAGCAGTATGGGTTAGATGAAGCCCTAACGCTGACTGCAAAGTTTGAACGTGAGATTATGAAGACCGTCAATGCTTACCAAAAGGGTCAGATTACTCAAGATCGTTATCAAAAATCTCTACTTAATACAAAAAGACAAATGTCTGCTCTTACCGATGAAAATGGTAGGCAGATTATGTCTATACATAAAGCAAATGCCCTTGTACAAAGGTTTATTGCTACTCAAGGTAACTTAAATAAGTCGCTGAATGCAAATTCCGCTGCAATGCAACAAACTAAAAGGAATACAAACCAACTTGGGGTTTTGTTCCAACAATCTGGTTATCAGATTGGTGACTTTGCTGTTCAGGTACAGTCTGGCACAAATGTTATGGTTGCATTTGGTCAACAGGCCACTCAGCTTATTGGTACTTTTGCTATGCTTGCTAAAAGTACTGCTGCTATTGCTGCATTTTCTACGCTTGGTATTATAGTTCCCATTGCTACAGCAATAGCTGGTGCATTTATGAGAACGGCTAAGTCAGCAGAGGAGGCCAAAGATAAGGTAACTGGGTTAACTAAGACACTTAGGGATTTCAGACAAGAACAACGAGCTTTAGAACAAGGTATAACTACTGATCAACTAGCTTTAGTTGACAGAGTGAATGCTATTAAAGAACTTAGGCAGGAGCAGTTACAACTTATAAAAGATTTACAAAGTAACAGTAATGCTTCTAACATTATGAATGTAGATTTAAGCGTTGCTGAACGCCTGTCAGCACTTATAGGTTCTGCTTTTGACCCAAGTAAACAAGCTGATGCTGAAAGTGTCATTAACACTCTTAATGACTTAATGGATAAGGCTCTTGACCAACAACGAGAGCTACAAGTTAAGATAAACGCTGAATACGTAAAGCGTACTCGTTCTATGGAAGACGCTAATAAACTTGCCTCTATAGAGAATAAGTTTGGTCAAGACCACGTTAAGTACAGGAATGAGGTTCGCAGACAAGCGGAAAACGCCCTAGAACTAGAAATTAAACAGTCTGGTGTTAGTAGTTTTGTTGCCGAAAGGCTTAGAGATAGACTTAAATCAGAGTACGACATTATTGATGCTAAAGCTGACCAAGATGACTTAGACAGATTAGCTTTAGCCAGACAAGAGGCTATACAAAACAGTTACAAATCTGGCCTAGCTGTTTTACAACAGATGACCTCTGAAGTTGAAAAAAGAGAAGCTGCTGTTAAAAGAATAAAAGATTCCCATGAAGATCAAATGGGAACCCTCCTCGATCAAATTAAACTTCTTGAAATAGAATCTCGGTTTGGCAAAAATAATTCTAGGTATAGACAGGAATCTGCTAAACAAGCTAGAGATGCATATAAGGAATCTCGTGAAGCACTAGGAGTTAAAGGTAACCTATTAAAGAAGGAAATGGAGTTATATGACCAACTCCAAGTCTCCAGAAAAGAAGCTGAATTAAACTTAAATATTCTGAAAGCTCAAGCAAGAACACCTATCTATGAACCTTTAACGCAAGCGCAGATTGAAGCTAATAAACTTAACCAAGAATTGATTGATGGTTTCAATACTGCAAACGATTTGAAGAAAGAGCTTGGAGAAGGTGCTTATGAAGCTCTACGTCTAGCTGGCGTTGACATGGCTTCCCCTATCTCTGATGCTAAAAAAGAAGCCGCTAAACTAGCTGATGAAATGGGTATTGCACTAGAGGCTGCGATAGCCTTGAAAAAAGCTCAGTCTGATGAAGAGCTTGTTATGTCTCAGCCAGTAGTTACAGGTAAAGTTACTGATAGGTATGATATAGAAACCCTAATGCGTATGGGTTATACTAAAGACTATCTTATTGCTATAGGTAAGATAAAAGAAGAGACTAAGAAAGCTGGAGATGCTACAGAAGAACTAGCCGACAAAATAAGAGATTTAGAAGATGCGGCTGATCCTTTTAGGGCTTATAATAGAGAACTAAAAGAGCTAGATAAAATGCTGGATAAGAACCAGATTAGTCAAAAGGCTTACAACAAAGCTGTAGACGACCTTAATGAAGGTTTAGGTCAAACAATACCAATCATTGGTGATGTAGAACAAGCGTTCTCAGATTGGTTAGCCAATGGTATGAGAGACTTTAAGGGCTTCGTAAGTTCTATCAAGGATATGTTCGTAAAGCTATTAGCTGATCTAGCTGCACAGGCAGTCCGTAACCGTATTCTAATTCCTATTGTAGCGGGTGTTGGTGGTGGTCTGGGTAATGCCGCTGCTGCAGGGACTGCTGGCGGGGCAGTCGCTGGTGGTGGAATTGGTGCTACCCTAGCTGCTGGTGCGTATGGGGTTGGTCAAGGGCTTTCTGCTGCTCTAGGTATAGGTGGATTTACAAGTGCTGGTATATTTAATGTGGGTGCTAACGCTGCTGTAGCTACTGCTGCTGGTGCAAGTCCTTTAGCGGCATCAATCGGTGCTGCTTTACCTGTTCTTGCTGCTGTCGTTTTCCTCGTTGGACTATTCACTAAGAAAACCAAACTACTCGACAGTGGACTAAGAACTACTATTGAGGGTTTTGATGTAGCTATTGAGACTTTTAAACTTACACAAACCAGTCGTTTGTTTGGTTTACTGAAGGGGCCGAAGGTTACAACTTACGAAGATGCACCTGCAGAATTAGCAGACCCACTGATAGAAGCTATCGGTGACATGCAACAGAGTATCCTTGATGCTGCTGGTACTTTAGGTATTGGTGCTGGCCTGTTTGAGAACTTCAGTTATCAGTTTAAGGTATCACTTAAAGGTCTAACCGAAGAAGAACAGCTACAGAAGATCAACGAAGAAATCACTAAGATGGGTGATAGCTTTGCTTCTTTGTCTGGTCACTTCGAGACTATGAATGAGCTTCTTCAGGTTGCACAACAGAGATACGACCTAGAGACAAGACTGCTAAGTTTACTCAACGACCAATCTGCCCTACTAACTCGTCAAAGACAAATTGAACGTGCAGCTGTACATGAGCTAAACCAAGGTACTCTTACTCAAATCTATGCTCTAGAAGATGCTTACGGTGCTGTGAACTCAGCATTTGCTACGGTACAGAGGTCTATAGAAGCACGTAAGACTAAGATTACTGAAGACTTTAGCGACATCATGGATGCTCTTCAAGCTCGTATCAAGACTGCTCAAGATGATGTAGGCGTAAGCCGTGGTATCTTAGGTTCTCTTGAGGGTGCTTCTGGTGACTCTGGTATGACCAGAGGTGCTGGTATGGCTTACCTACGTAGCCTACGTGGTGCTTCTCGTATCACTGACCAGAAGAAACTAGATGATGCTCTACAGGCTATTGCTGATCCATCTCAGGACTTGTACACTAACTTTGTCGATTACCAGAGAGACTTCCAAGATCAGACTAACCTAGTACGTGAGTTAGAAGAAAAAGCTAAACTTCAACTAAGCACAGATGAACAAACTCTTCTACAGCTACAAGATGAAGCTCAAGCTGCTCAAGATCGTTACGATGGTCAGATTGATAAGCTAGATGAACAACTAGAAGCTGCTCAAGCTCAACTAAATGCATTGTTTGGGATTGATACTTCAGTTAAGTCTGTAGCCGAAGCTATCAGTGCATTAGGTTCTGCTGTCAATGCTGCACAAGCTGCACAAGAAACTGCTAAAGCCTCTTCTGCTGCTGCGACAGGTGGTGGTAGTAAAGCTATTGCTCAATATGGTGGAGATGTAGGACTACTTGAGAAGTATGATGTAGGGACTGACTATAGTAAATCAGGTAAGACCTATGATCATATTAAACTTCAAGGTGCTAGTCAGCTTATGGATGCTGCCAAGAGTTTGGGTGTACAAACTTCAGGTAAAACAGGAGCAGAAATACAGCAAGCTATCTCTAACGCAGGTTATTTAGCTGTAAGTCTAGATAAAGCTACCAGAGGCCAGCAGTTTGCTATGGGCGGTATGTTCGGTGGTGGTATCCGTATGGTTGGTGAACGTGGCCCAGAGATTGAAGCTACAGGCCCATCACGTATCTTTAGTACTAAGCAGACTGCTGAATTATTCCGTAACCCAGAGCTTGTCGCAGAGGTTCGTAGCTTACGTGAAGAGGTTGCAGGTCTACGGTCTGAAAGCAGACAACTACAAGCAAGTAATTCTAAGTATGTCAAGCGGAACTACGATATTAACCGCAAGTGGGATACTGAAGGTCTTCCAGCTACAAGGACTTAATAGATGCAGATTATTAAACCTGTAACAGTTACCAACAGTATTCTCACTAGCTCTAATGTCCCTGAAACTGACTACGCTGAATGGTCTTCTGGTACGACATACGCTGATGGTGATAACGTCATTGTTATTGGTACGACACACAAGGTCTATGAAAGCCTAGTGAACAGTAACGTAGGTAATGACCCTACAACTGATGATGGTACTAACTGGTTAGAGATTAGTGCTACCAATCGTTGGAAAGCATTTGACCAGAAGATTAGTCAACCTGTAACTAACCTAAATAGCATTGAGTATGTCTTAAGTGACCCAAACTCTAACATTACCTCTGTCGCCTTATTCGGTCTAAAGGGTGTTACAGCTAATGTAACTGTGACTGATGGTGCAACTGAAGTATACAACCAAGATATATCTTTAACTGACAACAGAAACATTGTTGACTGGTATACATATTTCTTTGAAGAGCAAGTACAGAAAGAACAAGCACAGTGGCTAGACATACCACCTTATCTTGGTTCTACTGTTACTATCACTGTCACAGAGGCTTCAGGTGAAACTGCTCAACTAGGTCAACTTGTCTTAGGGTTCTTAAGTGACTTAGGTGTAACTAACTACGGTACATCAATCAGTATCGAAGACTTCTCACGTAAAGAGACAGATGACTTCGGTAACTTTATTGTTGTAGAGAGAGCATTTGCTCAGTTAGCTGATTTTGACATTCAGTTTGAAACTGGTAATGCTCGTAAAATACAGAGGACGTTGGCTGGATTTAGGGCCACCCCAATCGTCTATATTGGCTCAGAAGATACATCCTATGGTACAACCATCTATGGTTTCTATCGTAGGTTTGATTTAACGCTAGAAGGCCCATCGTTATCATTCGGAGCTATAGAAGTAGAAGGATTGACATAATATGGCATACCCACCCATTACCACATTACCATCCCCACCCAGTAGGCAAGACCCAGCTAACTTTGCAACTGAAGCTGATGCTTTCCTTGGTGCATTACCTGACTTCGGTGATGAAGCTAATGCCCTTGGTAGTTATCTAGATGGTGTAGCTTCAGATGTAGACACAGATGCTACTGCTGCTGCCACATCAGCTACTAACGCCGCTACAAGTGCAACTGCTGCTGCCAATAGTGCTACTGCTGCTGCAGCTTCTGCTGCTTCTGCTGGTGATGCTTGGGTCTCAGGGGCATCCTACACTGCAGGTGACTTGGTCTACTCTACGGTAGACTATCAGACCTACAGAGCTATTACAACGCACTCAGGAGAGACTACAGACCCTTCTGAGGATACTACTAACTGGGTATCTCAAGGTGGTGGAGGCGGTGGTGGCCTCACAAGTCAGACAGCTACGACTACAACTACAAGTCAGACTTCTATCGCTACTTATGCTGTTGCTGATTATACAGCTATGGAACTTACCATTGTAGCTGATGATAGTACAGACCGTACAATCACTAAACTACTTGTCGTACACAATGGCACTACAGCTTCTGCTACACAGTATGGTGAAGTAAACACTAATGCTGCATTAGCTACATATGATGTGGATGTCTCAGGTGGTAATGTTCGTCTGTTAGCTACTCCAGCCTCTGCTACAAGCACAGACTTTACGACTAAAGAGAACCTTTTTGAACCAGTAGTATAAGATTTAAGACAAGGGGAAGGTGAACCATGTCAAACAATAAAGACTTCAAAGTAAAGAATGGTATCCAGCCAACGGTGTATCACGAGGGCTTGGGTACTGTTGTGTCTGGGAGTGTAGGGTATAGCCTTTCTGCTGCTAGTTATGATAGTGTTAGTTTTAGTGTAACTAGTCAGGAGACAAGCCCTACTGGATTGTTCTTTAAATCGGATGGCCTTAAAGTTTATATAGTGGGGTTAGACTTTGCCACAGTGTTTCAATACAGTTTAAGTACTGCTTGGGATATTTCTACAGCTAGTTACGACAGTGTTAGTTTCTCCGTATCATCTCAAGATACTATACCAACTGGCCTCTCTTTTAAATCCGATGGCACTAAAATGTATGTTGTCGGAAACTTAGGCGTTGACATAAATGAGTATAACTTAAGCACTGCATGGGATATTTCTACAGCATCTTACTCGCAAAACTTTAGTGTGTCTTCTCAGGAAACAGCTCCATATGATGTTACCTTTAAGACAGATGGCACTAAAATGTACATTTGTGGTCTTGCTGGGGATGAAATCAATGAGTATAACTTAAGTACTGCATGGGATATTTCTACTGCTTCAGCTAGTCAGGTGTTTAGTGTATCTGCACAAGAGGGAAACCCTCGAAGTTTATTTTTTAAGTCTGACGGAACTAAGCTATTTTTATCTGGGACTGATAACGATAGTGTTTATCTGTACAATCTATCTACCGCTTGGGATATTTCTACAGCTAGTTACGATACGAGTTTTAGTGTAACAAGTCAGGATACTTTGCCAACTGGTATATACATAAAACCTGATGGTACTAAAATGTATGTTACTGGTTATGCTTCTGATGCAATCTACCAATACTCCACAGTCCAAACCACCAACACCCTAGACCTATCCACTGGCTCAGTCTTTGACCTAACCCCAACGTCTGACGTACAAGTAACCTTAAGCAACCCTGCTGATAGTGGTACTGTTAGTCAGGCTACGTTGTTGTTGACTGCCAGTGGTACAGCCTATACCATCACCTATCCTAGCATCTTAGAGTGGCCCTCTGGCACAGCACCTACGTCACCCGCTATTGGTGAAACAGATGTTATAACATTCACTACGTCAGACGGTGGTACATCCTACCAAGCAGTACAAGCAATAGATGGAGCTAAGTAATGGCTAACAACAAAGATTTTCTATTAAAGAATGCTGTAGAAGTAGGTGGTTCTACAAAGGTAACACTAGGGACAATCACTAGCAGTGACATTGATCTTAGCACAGGTAACTACTTCAGTGACACACTAGCAGCTAACACAACGTACACTATCAGTAATGCAGGTGATGTGCAGTCGTTTCAGCTAGAGGTGACTGGTGGTGCTGTAGGGTACGACTTGGGTGCTGCGGTTTATGATAGCGTTAGTTTTAGTGTAGCGTCGCAAGAGCTTACACCGACAGGCGTTGCCTTTAACACAGACGGAACTAAGATGTTTATCTGCGGCTCTGCTGGCGATGAGGTTAATGAGTATGCGCTTAGTACAGCATGGGATGTAAGTACGGCATCTTACACAACAGTTTTTAGTGTATCTGCTCAAGACACTGCGCCAGAAGATATTACATTTAAGCCAGACGGAACTAAAATGTATATGGTGGGTAGAACTGGTGATGCTGTTTATCAATATAGTTTATCTACGGCTTATGGTATAAGCACTGCCTCTTACGATAGTGTTTCATTGTCTGTTTCAAGTCAGGATATTTTCCCCACTGGATTGAGATTTAGCAGTGATGGCACAAAACTGTTTGTTCTAGGGGACACCAATGACACTATATACCAGTATGATCTAACAACGGCATGGGATTTATCTACAGCATCTTATGCAAGTAAAAGTTTTAGCGTAGCCTCTCAGGATTCTGCTCCTTCTTCACTTGCATTTAATGATAGTGGTACAAAACTGTTTGTTCTAGGTCGCAGTACGAGGGATGCGTTTCAGTACACATTAAGTACAGCTTGGGATATTTCTACTGCATCCTATGATAGCATTACATTTGTGTTAGAAAATCAACCGGGCGATCCTGCTGGTATGGCGTTTAGTGCAGATGGGACTAAGATGTATGTTGTGGACTACAACGCAGATTTAGTTTATCAATACTCAACAGCCGTAGCCACAACCCTAACATGGCCTACCTCAATAGAATGGGGCGGTGGTGTATCTCCTGCTGCTCCTGCTGCTGGTGAGACTGACGTGTTTACTATTACAACAGACGATGGTGGTACGACTTATACAGGTGTAAAAACCGCTGATAACTTAAGCTAATCTGGAAGGTGAAGGAATGGCTAACGATAAAAGTTTTAAGATAAAGAATGGATTACTCGCAGGTAGGTACTTGCAGAGTAATGGTGTTGAGACTGAGGGTAGTGTGGGGTACGACATTGCTGGTGCTAGTTATGATAGCAAGAGTTTTGATGTTAATTCTCAACTAGGGGATATTTATGGCGGTGCATTTAAATCAGATGGAACTAAGTTTTACGCTGTAAATACATCAACCCCCTTTATGGTGGCTTATGATTTAAGTACTGCTTGGGATATTTCTACTGCATCCTATAATACAGAAACATTTAACCCAACCTCTCAGGATACTATACCATACGGAGTAGACTTTAAGCCTGATGGCACTAAGATGTATGTTGTTTTTAATGGAAATGACACAGTTTACCAATATTCCTTAAGTACTGCTTGGGATATATCTACTGCATCTTATGATACTGGTAAAACAGTAAGTGTTACTTCTCAAACCACCTTTCCTGTCGGTATAAAATTTAAGCCTGATGGCACTAAGATGTACGTAAACACTATTGGTATTATATATCAATATGCTCTATCTACAGCTTGGGATGTTAGTACAGCTTCTTATGAAAGTAAATCTTTTGATCATACTAGTGAATCTAATGGTAATTATCAACTTGATTTTAATTCTGACGGAAATAAGTTTTGGGTTGCGAATGGGTCATCTGATGCAATCTATCAGTACTCTTTAAGCACAGCTTATGACATATCCACAGCCTCTTATGACAACGTAAGTTTTAGTACAATAAATGAAGGTACTAATGTTAGGTGTGTGATCTTAAAGACCGATGGTACTAAGATGTACACAATAGATGGTGCAAGTGATCAAGTTCTCCAATACTCTACAGCATCCTACACCCAAACCCTAGACCTATCCACAGGTAACACATTCAGCTTCACCCCCAGTGGTGCTACTACTGTGTCGTTCACTAACCCACCAGCATCAGATACTGCTGTAGGTTTTGCTGTAGAGATTGTCGGGGATGGTAGTGCTATCACATGGCCTAGCTCAGTAAAGTGGCCTAGTGGTACAGCACCAACAGCAACAGCATCAAAAGAGTTATACACGTTCATCACGACAGATGGTGGAACAACTTACTACGGTAAGAAAGCGGCAGGAGATATAGCATGAGCAATGTAGCACGAGTAGCAGGACAGGCAGCTAATACTCTGAGTAAGCCTTTGAACGTAGAAGAGGTGTTCAGCACTTATTTGTATGAGGGTAACGCTTCTACAAATACAATTACTAATGGGATAGATTTAAGTAACGAAGGTGGATTGGTTTGGTGTAAGCGTAGGGATGCCTCATCTTCACATGCTCTTTATGATACCGAAAGGGGAGCATCTGGAACTGATGCACTTATTTCTAATACTACTGATGCAGAAGTTACTGGCAGTATGTCATCATTTAACAACAATGGTTTTACATTAGACAGTAATAGTAGATCAAATGCCTCTGGCGATGATATGGTTTCTTGGACATTCCGCAAAGCCCCTAAGTTCTTTGATGTTCAAACTTGGAGCGGAAACTCAACATCTGGTCGTGCTATACCACATAACCTTGGTACGACTCCTGGAATGATTATAGTCAAATGGTATGATGGGTCACAAAACTGGGCAGTTTGGCACAAGGACTTAACCGCAGGAACCTTTTTACTTCTAAACGAGTCAAATGCAGTTGTAACTAATTCTAATGTGTTTACTACAACATCCCCGACTGACAGTGTGTTTTACGTTGGCTCAGATTATGCAACAAATGGTACAAGTGCAAACTACGTAGCATACCTATTCGCCCACAACGATGGTGACGGTGAGTTCGGCCCTGATGGTGATGCTGATGTTATCAAGTGTGGGAGTTTTACGACTGACGCTGCTGCTAAAGCAACAATAACTCTGGGCTGGGAATCCCAATGGGTTATGGTTAAACGAACTGATGGCACAGGTGGCTGGATTATGGTTGACATAATGCGTGGTGCGCCACAAACAAACGCAAATTATTTATATGCTAATTTATCAGGTGCGGAAGCTGCTGTTGGTTCTTACAGATTTGCCACACCAACAGCAACAGGTTTTGTTTTTGATGGAGGTCTAGCTGCTTCTGCTGACTACATCTACATCGCCATTCGCCGTGGCCCTATGGCTGTGCCGACTGATGCGACTGATGTGTTTGCTATTGATACGGGGGCTAGTTCAACACCTTCCTTTGATGCGGGGTTTCCCATAGACGCTTCACTTATTGGTAGAGTTGATGGCACAGACAAGTGGTATTTCACCCCAAGACTAACAGGTTCAAATTATTTAAATACAGCAACCACTGCTGCTGAATCAAGTAGCCCTGCTTTCGGGGGGTGGGATTATCAGACACAGTATTACGGTGGTAACTTACCTAGTAATTATCAGGCTTGGATGTGGAAACGTGCCCCCTCGTTCTTTGATGCCGTTGCTTACACGGGGACGGGATCAGCTAGAACTATAAGCCATAACCTTGGTGTTGCACCTGAGATGATGTGGGTTAAGAAAAGAGATCAAGCAGAAAACTGGCTAGTATATCACTCAGCAACAGGCAACACTAAGAGCCTACGTTTAAACTCCACTATTGCAGCATATACTGACACTAACTGGAATGATACAACGCCAACGGACAGTGTGTTTTCATTAGGTTCAAGTAGTGTAGTAAACTATTCTGGGCATAAATTTATAGCCTACCTATTCGCAAGCCTAGATGGTGTGTCTAAGGTGGGGAGTTATACTGGGAATGGCACAAGCCAGAACATTGACTGTGGCTTTAGCAGTGGTGCTAGGTTTGTTCTTATCAAGAGAACTGACAGTACAGGTGATTGGGAAGTATATGACACACAAAGAGGAATAAACGCAGGTAATGACAGCCACCTACAACTTAACACAACAACTGCACAATTTCTAAGTGCAGGTACTATAGACCCTTACAGTGCAGGTTTTACTGTCAATGTTGATGGATCAGATAGTAGGTCAAATGCGTCTGGCGCATCCTACATCTTCTACGCAATAGCATAACAAGGAGAACACAACATGTATGCTAAAATAAACGGTGGAACAGTGGTAAAGTTCCCATACACATTCGGAGACTTACGTAAGGATAACCCTAACGTATCCTTCCCTAAGAACATCACACAGGGTACTATGCAGAAGTATGGCATGGTAGGTGTACTAGAAGGGCCAAAGCCTACTCTAGGGGCTTACCAGACAGTACAGCGTAATGCCCTACCTACACGTCCTGTCATTGGTCAGTACACAGAAGAAGATGCACCTATGCCTGAGATGGTAGGTGAAGACATCATAGCTAACTACTGGATGATTGAGTACACAGCAGTAGATATGTTTGCTGATACGACAGAGACAGACGAAGACGGTAATGAAGTTACAACAACTAAAGCAGAACATGAAGCTGCATATCAGGCTACACTAGATGCTAAAGTTGCTGAGACTAACCGTAAGACACGTAATGACCTTCTGACAGACAGTGACTGGACACAGATGAACGATAGTCCACTGACGAATGAACAGAAGACTGCATGGGCTACCTATCGTCAGGAACTACGTGACATCAGTGATCTAGACGCATGGCCTAACCTAGATGATGCCGACTGGCCTGTAGCACCTTAAGGAGAACAACAATGGGATATGTCTTAGGTAACCGAAGTAAAGAAAAACTACAAGGTGTTGACCCACGGCTAGTTGCTGTTGTTGAAAGAGCTATTGAAATCTCTGAGCAAGACTTCTCTGTAATCTGTGGTCTACGTACTGTTGAAGAACAGGAAGCCCTAGTAGCTAAAGGTGCATCACAGACGATGAAGTCTAAGCATCTAGAAGGTAAAGCTGTAGACCTAGCTGCCTATTGTGATGGCATCCGTTGGGAACTAAACTTGTACGACGAGATTGCAGATGCAATGCTCAAAGCTGCTAAAGAACTAGGAGTGACATTACGCTGGGGTGCTGCATGGCACAAAGCATTAAACGACTGGGATGGAACTGCAGAAGACCTGATGAATGAATACATTGACATTCGTCGTTCTGCTGGTCGTAGACCCTTCATAGATGCACCTCATTTCGAGGTTCTATAGTCATGTACGAGATGGTAGACTTAATTATGCAATGGCTTGTAGCCCCTGTTATAGTCGTCGTATGGCATCTGTTTTCCCGATGTAATAAACACGAGACAGAAATAGCCGTACTTAAATCTCAACTAGAATCATCTAAAGTCTCATATGATCGTGAGATGAAAGAGATGAAAGAAACAATCAAAGCAATATTCGTAAAACTCGACAGTATAGAACAATCACTGCGAGATAGATAAATGGATAGTAAAGCCTTGGTTGGGGTGCTGTTTGCAGCCCTAGTTGGTTTACTGGGTTGGAATATAAGTACGACCCATGAACTAACCTTACAAGTACAAAAACTAGAAATTATCCTTCTTAATGATGCCTTTGCAAAATAAGGGGGATGGTAAATGTTAGACCCAGTTACGATCATTGGTGGTGCTACAGTCGCTTTCAATGCTATCAAGAAGGGCATTGCCGTAGGGAAAGACTTGCAAGATATGCACGGTCAGTTATCCAAATGGGCAGGTGCTATGTCAGACTTAGGTCAGGCAGAGAAACAAGTAAATAACCCACCTTGGTGGAAATCATTAGGTGGGTCTGTAGAAGCTGAGGCTCTGGAAGTTTGGAACGCAAAGCGTAAAGCAGACCACATGAGGGAAGAACTACGTAAGCATATCTCCTTCGTCTATGGGCCATCAGCATGGGATGAACTAGTGCGTACAGAAGCTAAGATCAGAAAGCAAAAGAAAGAACATGAGTATCGTAAAGCTGAACTACAAGAAGCTATCATAACTTGGACTATCACTGGGGTCTTGTTGTTGATATTCTTTGCTGGATTAGGTTTACTCATGTATAGTATGAAAGGGTAAGTAATGTCTATAACACCAGAGTGGCTAGATAAGTGGCGCATATGGCCTAGAATGATAATCACACTCTATGGCTTTGCTTTCTATAAAACGACAACATGGTTTATGGACTTACCTGACCCTACAAATGCTCAAGCAGGGTTTGTGTCGGTTATCGTAGGTGCAGGAGCAGGTTTCTTTGGGATATATGTAAATGGTAAGTCGGCTGATAATCGTAGCTCTACTAACGTCAACGTTAAGTAGTTGTGGTCTAACATCCCTAATTCCTACTGGTGGGACTAATGTAGCTGCTAACACTCAGCTTGGTGCAGAAAATAACCAGAACGTAGGCGTAACAACTTACAACAAACCAGAAATAAAACCAGAAGGGCCAGTAGATACTGTTAATCAAGATAATAGTACGACAAACATATCTGAGATAGACCCTCTGCTATTAATACTATTAGTATTGGGGTGGTTGGCTCCATCACCGTCTGAAATGGGGAGAGGTTTACTTAAGCTCTTCAGACGTAAAGAATAAGAATATCCATACTCTGCATAAACTAAACCCCTGAATCCTTAGTTGGACTCAGGGGTCTTTTTGTATCTACTCTTCTGATAGACCTAGCTTGGTCATACACATAGCCGTACCTTCATACAGCATTTCTATGTCGGCCTCTGCTTTTGTGATCTTACGTAGGCAATATGCATTAACCAAGAGGCTTACCAATAAGATACCCTCTACTAATGTTATGGTCATTTCTTCTCCTGCTGTTGTATTAGTGCTTCTAGATACCATCGGGCTTTCTTAAGGTCTTCTACACCGTTCTTGTATCGCCATCGGTGTAAATACTTTGCTACATTCCCACGGTAGTATCCTATTAGTTCCTCATCTGTCAGGAAGTCTTTAATATACTCAATACACTCAATAGCACCAGTACCATAGTGTGCAGGGTTGTTTACGTTATCACGTTCCTTAGATCGTTGTCGTTCCTCTATAGACATTGGTGTTATCATCGGGGCTTCACTCCATTCATTCATAGGTTCTCCTTCATAAAGACTTTCACCCACTGTGCGCAGATGTCGGATCGTATAATGTCGTCTACACCAAACTCAATAATTGGTACAGGCAACATATGTTTCTTTGCTAGGTGAATAACTTTAGACAGGCCATCAGCTTCTTTCAGGTCTGACTGTTGTATATCACCATTAAGTACTATAGTGGTGTCTTCACCTACCCTTGTCAAGAGCATCTTAAGTTCATGCGTAGTTATATTCTGTGTTTCATCGACAATTATAAAGGCATTATCGAAACTACGCCCACGCATAAGTGCAAGAGGTGCCATCTCAATGTTTCCATTCTTTATGCCAGTTTCCACTGCCCCCTTACCTAAGTGTTTTTCCAACACGTCTAATACAGGTAATGCCCAAGGCATCGTCTTTTCCTGTAGATCACCCTTAAGAAAACCTAACTCTTTACCTACGGCAACGTGAGGTCTTGTGATGACGATTTTATCAATCTCTTTCGTCGTGTAGAGGTCGGCAGCATAAGTCGCAGTAACATATGTTTTCCCAGTACCTGCAGGGCCAAGAATAAAGACCTGCTGATATTCCCTAAGTGCATCTAACAATTCCTTCTGTTTTGTTGTTTTAGGTAACAACCCAGATGTTTTCTTCTGGGCTGCTCCTTTATATGTTGTTTTTCGTCGGGATCGTTTTGGCTTTTCGGGAAAATCATCCATTCAGTTGTACTAGCTCCGCTGATGTAAATGGGATATGAAAGAACTGTTCCCCTTTACGAATGTACCTACCTTTGGCTGTACCTAAACTTTCTTGGGTTAGTAGTGTATCCTTGATACGCCACGCCTGTTGTAAGTCTTTACGAAATACATAAAAGTTAAGAACACCATTCTTTCCCTCATACTTATCTAAGAGCCTCTGTTTGCGTTCAGGGATGCGTATTTCAGACCAGTGGGTAGGCCAGTCCCCATCCCAAGCTACCTTAACCTCTGCCTCGTTAAAATAAGTGTAGCCATCCTTCTGAGATACAACATCAACAAAGTAATCCTCTTCAGTGTTTACAATCGTGTGTCCTTTGCTTTTGAGTAACGACACCAATGCATCTTTAGCAGGTTCATCATAAGCCTCATATAAAGCTCTATTAAAACTCTTTCTTACCTTTGTCATCTAGCCACTCTTTCAATTCTGTGTACCCACCTACATGAGTACCTTTCGGGTTAAAGATTTGAGGAACAGTTGTTATGCTAGACCTCTTAAGTAGATACAACAACCAACTGCTACTTTTAGATTGTATGTTGTATTCTGTATATGGTAATCCATTTCCTTTTAACAAGGCTTTGGCATCATCACAAAAGTTACACTGATCACGAGTGATTATCACGTACATCTTTTCTCCACATTAATTCATGCAAAAGTTTCTTTTGTTCATACTCTGACATTATCATCCAGTCTCTTATTTCGTCGGTAGACCTCTTGCACCCTATGCAAAAGCCATCATCATCTAGACGACAGACCTTTACACAGGGCGAAGGTGTTTGACCTAAGTCAGGTCTACGATTTCGCATGAGTCACCAGAACATGCCATTGTCTGCATACCTGCTGTATTGTCCTCTTTCTCATAGTCAGTCAGTTTAGACCAATCAATATCTGTCGGCATTAACGACAATAAAGTCTCATAGTCTGATTTGTCGCAATCCTGATAAGGTGCTTGCTGATAAGTGTGATCTGAGTGCGGTAGGAATGATACACCTGACATTTCATCAAAGTGTTCAAACACAAATGCACCCACAGATACCCATTCATCATCACGAACTGACACAGTAATGCTAGGTTTATGTTCACACCAGTGTCGTTGATATGTAAGCCATGTTTCTAGTTGTTCAATAGCTGTCATATCGTTACGTGTTATTGCACTTGCAGGAGCTTTCTGCGGGAAACTAAACACTGTTGTCGTGTCACCTTTCATCACACAAGGCTCGTTAGGTACACCCTGATCAATCAAGAATTGTGTAAGTGGGTCTTTATTGTCGCCACGCACTGTACGGATGTAATAAGGGCTGTGACGAGCATGTATCCCACTAGCAGAATCAACAAGTTGGGAGACAGTGCCAGAAGGTTTGACACAAGTGATAGCAGCAGAAGTAGGGATACCAAGACGTTCAGCCCATTCAGCATTAGTAGAGATAGCGACATTTTTTAGATGCTCCAGTGTTTTAGCTAACCCAGCATTTGCACTGGTCATTAGCGGATTGTCCATGATGCCTGTTAGACTTACACCTAGCAGACGTTCTTCTTCCGTATTGTCTGTCCAATCCTTGGATAGGTACGGAAACTTTGTGTAGGTAGATTGGATCGTACCTAATATAGTCGCATATTTTACCTTGCGTTCTATGTCTTCAATACTGTCAGTAGCACGTACTACGCACTCAGTAAGGTTGCAGAACTGCGCATTTTTCAAAATTATCTCACTGCAAGGATTCGTCCCGAAGTCACTGTCTGGATTACGACGACCATTCTTTGCAGCTTGCTTCTGTGATGCCTGACGATTAAAGATACCTCGTTCACCTGACTTACTTTCGATCAATGCTGTCCATTCACGCATGAATGTCTCTGCATCTGGCTTATCAGTATAAGCGACAGAGTTATTAGCTAATGCACGGTGTCCATAGTTCTCCCACCATTGACCTGACTTAGCATGACGCATCTTGTCGTCTGACAGGTTAGACAAACTGATCATAGCACTACGGCGTACACCACCTACTACGACAATCTCACCAATCTTACACATGATGTCGTGACACTCAATAGAAGTCAGCTTACGTCCTGTAGCATTTAAGAACTTATCGACAGTAAAGTTGAACAAGTCAACCAAAGGTGCTGGCCCTGATGCACGACCACCGAAGGTCTTTAGTCTTGCACCTGCAGGTCGTACCTTAGATACGTCCCACTTAGGGATTTCACCTGACCACAACAATGCCAACAACTGACGGTATGCTTTAGCCCAACCTTCTTTACTGTCTTTAACTACGATTGTTGTCTCAGACTTGAATATCTTCTCTGGTACTTCTGGTAGCTTCTGGATGTACTGTCGTTCAACAGAGAACCCTACCCCTGTACCACACAACAGGATAAACATAGCTTCATCGAAGCGTTTAGGCTTGTCTACAGCCACGTAAGAGCAGTTGTACATACACGTATTGTCTCGGGCTGCTGCTGGCCCTGCAGTCATCATAGATCGCATAGAGGGCATAACCTGTAGGTCTAAGATAGCATCACGAATATCTTTGATGTAACTGTCTTCACCTGTTAGGGGCTTAACGATATTGTCAATATATCGGTCAACTGTCTCTGACCAAGTTTCACGTTTATCACCTGTCCAACGTGCATAACGTGATAGTGCAATAAAGTTTTGATAGGGGGTAGGGAGCATATTGTTCATTCTTGTTCTTTTCCTCGTCCACGCATTGTTTTGTCTTCACCTAGCCATACCAGACGGTCAATGTCTGCACGACTAATTCCTATGTCTGCTAGTTCCTTGTCGCTTAAAGCATTAAGCTGTTTAATTGTATTTCTGTGTTCTCGCCAAGTTGCTATATAGTTTAGAAACCGCCAGAACCAAGTCATACCTGTTTTCTTCTTACTCATTTACATCTCCAAATATATACTCTGTTAGTTCATCTTTTTCCTGCTTGATATGATCCTCTATAAAGTCATACACTATCTGTAAGTCTAGCTTTGCTGCTGCACAGTACAGGACTAGCTTCAAACCTTCTTCTTGTAGTAGCTTGGCACAGTTGTTATCCAAGTGAAACTGATAGGTTGCACTGCCATCTTCGTGTTCCTCTACAGTCTCTACACCAATCATACCAGTCATTATCTTTTGTCTCCATTTCCACTAATGACCCCACGTTGTTTGCGATCCTGTAGTTTCTTTAGATTAGCTGCAGCAAGGTCTGACATACTTACGTTTAGGTCACGACACAATGCAGCAATGTACCACAGGCAGTCTCCTACTTCATCAGCAATAGCCTCACGATCAAACTTACCATCACGTAGTATCTTCTTTACTTTGTTGGCTACCTCACCAGCTTCTGCTGCTAGTCCTAACGCAGGGTAGATAACCTGATGCTCATGCTTATAGATAGCTGTCTGTGCTGCTGCGTTCTGATATACATTCATCTCCATTTCTGTCTGACTAAAGTACTCAAACGCTTCTATATCTTCACGACTAATCAATGTATCATTCCTTCCGTTGTTCCTAAGTTTATAGCTGCATATTCTGCAAAGGCTAGAAACTCTTCTTCACTTACTGTTTCGTCTTCCTGACATTTTGACATAAGCAAGTATGTAGCTTTTCGTCGTAGCCCTTCTACATCTTCTTCTTGCTTTATCATCTCGAAGAGTTCCATATAGTCCATTAGTGGCATCACATAAGCCTTCCGTAAAATTTAGTCGGGCCTTTGTCGTTCTGATCGAAGAGATACCAACAACAGTTATCCTTACCTGTATGCTTTGAACCCTCTATCCACTTAACTCTACCTACACTGACAACTCTGGAACAGTATGTCATAAGTCTAGCTGACTGTTTGGTATGCATCCAGTCTGCATCAAACAACAACCAAGTAGGACATATGTCGATCCATGTCTCTATGAACTGATGTAGGAAGTTACGTTCCCACGGTGGGTTAGTGATACAGAAGTCCATCACCTCATAGCCACCAAAGTCAATATCAAGAGCATCATGCTGAACAATGTCGGGATGTCTAGGTTCAATGTCGCAAGCATATATACAAGTCCCATGTCCGTCTGTAAGATCGTGTACATGTTGGATTAACCGACCATCTCCTGCACAAGGCTCAACAAAGTCGAAAGTCTCCTGCGGAAGATGGTCGATCAAAGGTGCAACGGCCTCTATTGGTGTCGGGTAATAATCTCTTTCAACACGTTCAAAGTTAGACCGTTTGCCCATTACTTTCTCCACTTACTTACAAGTTCCATATAGTGCTCCAAACCAACCATAACAACCCAATCTTTTCTATCCCCACGGAAGAAAACAACAGGTTCATATTGACCGTCTTGCTTTGCTTGTTCAATCCAGTCGTATACGGTTGCTAGGCTCTTTCGTCGCTTTACCTCTATAGACAGGGGAAGAAGGTCTCGTGCCTTTGGAGACAGTTGTATATCTTCCCCTGACTGGCCCATAGCAGTAGAACGAACATCGTCAGGTTCAAGTTCAGGGAACGTCTTAAGGATAGTATCCCTGATCTCTTGTTGTCCTAGTCGTCCTTTTGCTTTACTGCTTCGGGCGGTTGCCATAGCTCTTGCTCCCTACGTCTAAGCCAAAGAAGTCTGGCATTTTCTATTACACGGTCAATATTACCATTGTAAGCATCTATGCATTTCTGCCACAAGTCCTGTTCTGTTTCTGCACCATCAAGTATCTTATCAGCTTTTACAGGGCCAACCTTATAAAGACCTATGATATTATCTGCTGCATCACCAGTTAAGATTTGCTTATAGAAAAACTTAAGTCCTGACCATTCGTCTACGTCTGACCATTCGCCACGACCAAAGTTAAAATGCCTACACGGTATCTGTAACATATCTTTGTCGATAGATGCTACAACCGTGTCACTGCCAAGTCGGGTTGCTTCTATTGCTATCAGGTCATCAGCTTCTTCTCCTTCACTTACGATTGCGTTATGTTTATCCACTAGATACTGCCTCACTTGCGGTAGGTGTAATGGTTTAGCTGCATCCTTACGGTTTCCCTTATAGATATGTGTCTTTGCTACATCATGTCTAAAGTTCCCTTTACCTGTTAAATACACCTTGTAATCATTAGGTGAAGGGAACACTAGAGTTTCCTGCAGGATGTATTGGATAAGTTCTTCTGCCTTTTCCTCTGCATCTTTAGGTAACTTGTCTTGAGTAGCAAAGGCTGCCCTATAAGCGATAATATCACCGTCGATCAGCACTTTGCCAAATGCCATTAGAAGTCACCCCAAACCATACTGCCATCGTCCTTCTCAAACCCTACGGCCTTAACGTAGGTGAAGCCCATAGCTACAGCAAAGTCTGTGAACAGGTTAGCTAACTGATAGATGTCTTCAACGTCCTCACGATAGATTGTGATGTTACCGTTGTAACCATCCTCTTCTGCATCAGCTACCGCTTCTAAGTTTACATTCATTAGGCTACCTCAGTCCATGCACCGATGCTGTTAGTTTCTGCAGGTTCATAGGCTACATGATCTGTAACACCAATAGCGTTCATACGAACACCTGAACCGTTAGAGTAAACGTCAAAGATGACTTTAGCTTTTGTGCCATTGCCTAACGGCCCATCATCCTCAAAGCTCCACCACCGTTTATTATCC